TTTATTTATAGGTATAATAAGCAAGACTTTGCTTATTGGGGCAGGTGTACCTCTATTAATACTAATCAATTTATCCTGCCCTAACTATGAAATGATTCGCTATGAGTATTGTAACTAAAGAAGTAATGGAACAGATTGCTGATGAACTGGCTATGGGTAAGTCTCTTGTAAAGATCTGTAAGAGCAAGAAGATGCCAAGCTACAGGTCTATCACTAATGCTGTGCGTAAGGATGATGAGCTGTGGGAGATCTATCGCAGAGGTAGAGTGCAGCAGGCTGAGTTCTATGGAGATCACATTATAGATCTTGCGACTTCTCAGTTGCCAATGAATATGGATCCACGCTTTATGAATGCAGAGGTGCAGCGTAGAAGGCTTGAGGTAGATAGTCTGAAGTGGACACTAGGTAGGATACAGCCTTGGGGTCTGAAGGATAAGAAAGAGGAAGCAGGGAATACAGGAGCGATTACTCTGAGTTGGAGTAATGGTAATGTTGAGGTGAAGGAGCAGGAATAGTGTGTGTGATAAAGGCTGTGTCATTGCCGAGCTACGCACGAGTCACCCCCCAAGAAGCTTAGATTTCTGGGGTTTTGCTAGGGATAACGGGTTTGTTACCCGTACAATAATGCTGGTTTTCTGTGGGTTTGCGTGTGCAGGGTGTACATATAGTGCTGCTGTTTTGCAAAACTGTGACCCCCACCCTCCCCCAAAGCACCTAGCCGCCTGCTATAGCGTATAATAGAGAGAGAGGAGAGTGTCTTGCCCACACACATCGAAATACCCTATACACCAAGACCACTACAAGCCAAGCTTCACAAAGAGCTACCAAAGCATAGATGGGCGGTTCTAGTAATGCACAGAAGGTTTGGCAAGACTGTGATGATTATAAATCATCTATTGAGAGAAGCAATCTTGAACAATAGGCCTAATCCTAGGTATGCGTATTTAGCACCTACTTATAGACAGGCTAAGAGTGTTGCGTTTGACTACTTAAAAGATTTTTCTAGGAAGATACCTAATGTAAAATTCCATGAAACAGAACTTAGGATAGATTTACCCAACGGAGCAAGAATAAGTTTACTTGGAGCAGAAAATTATAATAACCTCCGGGGCCTTTACCTTGACGGCTGCTGTATCGATGAAACAGCAGACATCCCAGAAGCGGTATTTCCTGAAGTAATACGACCTGCTTTATCGGATAGAAACACAAAAGAGAAACCTACATTCTGTTATTTTATAGGAACACCAAGAGGACACAATGCTTTCTATGATTTATATGAACAAGCTACACAGAACAAAGATTGGTATAGTGTAGTTTATAAAGCATCAGAAACAGGTATAGTAGACCAAGAAGAACTAGAAGCTGCACAAGCTATGATGACAGAAGATCAGTACAATCAGGAATTTGAATGTAGCTGGGTGGCAAATGTACCCGGCTCAATATATGGCAAGTACCTAGAAGAAGCCATGGAAGAGGGTCGTATTACCAAAGTACCTTATGACCCTTCCTTAAAAGTAGATACCTATTGGGATCTAGGGATTGGCGATAGCACAGCAATATGGTTTGCTCAGAATGATGGGCGTGCCATTAATGTAATTGATTTTTATGAAAATAGAAATGAGGGGCTACCCCATTATGTAGATGCACTTCAAAGAAAAAAGTATTTATATGGAGACCATGTAGCACCACACGATATAGAAGTACGAGAGTTGGGATCAGGAAAGAGCAGAAGAGAGATTGCGTATGATCTAGGTCTGAACTTTCGAGTAGCACCGAAGCTGCCATTAGAGGATGGAATACACGCAGCTCAGATGTTGATACCAAGATGTTGGTTTGATAGTGAGCGATGCAAGATAGGGCTAGATGCACTAAGGCATTACCATAGAGCCTATAACGAGAGAACAAGAAGTTTTAGAAATAGTCCAGTTCATGATTTTAGCAGCCATGCAAGTGATGCTTATAGATACATGGCTGTAGGATTAAAAGAAAGAAATAGTTGGAGCCAACCTATGCAGAGGATGGCATCTAGTAGTTATAACCCATTTACACATACAGGAGAGTTATGAGTTTTTTAAGTCCAAAAATACCGACACCACCACCACCCCCTCCGGCTCCTCCTCCACCTGCTATAAGACCAGTAGAGAGGGATGAGATAGATAAGGAAGAAACAAGATTAAAAAGAAGAAGGGGTGTAAGGGCTACTATGTTAACAGGCCCGGCAGGTCTTACAGCAGAAGATACTTCAAGCGTATCACCAACATTATTAGGGGGATATTGATATGGGAGGATTTTTTTCAAGGCCTAGTCCACCACCGCCACCGCCTGCACAACCTGCACCGGTAGTACAACCAAGACCTGCAATACGAGCAGAAGATGATAGTCCTGATTACAGAAAGAAAAGAAGGGTATCAGGAGAAAGAGCAACCATATTAACAGGAACCCAAGGATTGACCGCTACAGGAGAAAGCACTTCTGTGAAAACCTTGTTAGGAGGATAGATGGCTGAAGATAAAAAAGCAGTTGCAATCATGCACCAGTTCAAAACTTTGGTCGATCAAAGAAGCAACTGGGAAAGTCATTGGCAACAGTTAGCAGACTTTATAAGTCCTAGAAAAGCAGACATAACCAAGAAGCGTACCTCTGGTGATAAGCGTACAGAATTAGTCTTTGATGGTACTGCTATCCATGCAGCAGAAATGCTCGCAGCGAGTTTACATGGAATGTTGACCAATCCAAGTTCTGCATGGTTTAGTTTGCGTTTCAAGGATAGAGAGCTAGATGGAGATGACGAAGCTAAAGAGTGGCTAGAAGGGGTAACGGATGTCATGTACAATACCTTCAATCGTTCCAACTTTGCAGAAGCAGTACACGAATTATATTCAGACTTAGTGGTCTTTGGTACAGCAGTTATGAGTATAGAAAAGGATGATGTTACTGATGTACGATTTAGCACAAGGCATATAGCTGAATGCTACCTAGCCGAAGATGAAAAGGGTACAGTCGATACAGTATATCGTAAATTTAAGATGACCTGCATTGCTATGAGGAAAATGTTTGGGGAAGAGAATTTGCCCCCAAGGTTACAGAACATGGCAAGGATGGAGCCATACAAGGAAGTAGAACTGTTGCACGCTGTGTTCCCAAGAGAAGCTTACGACATTACACAATTAGATAGTTTGAATAAACCTTTTGCTAGTGTCTATATAGATCCACACGATAAGATAACAATATCCGAAGGTGGGTATGATGAACTGCCTTATGTGTGTCCAAGATTTCTAAAAGCATCCTTTGAACTAGGGTATGGTAGGTCACCTGCAATGACTGCACTTGCCGATACTAAGATGCTCAATAAAATGTCAGAAGTTATTATACGATCTGCACAAAAACAGGTAGATCCACCTTTGATGCTTCCTGATGATGGATTTATGATGCCAATACGAACTGTACCGGGTGGACTAAATTATTACAGATCAGGTACCAGAGATAGGATAGAACCATTAAATATAGGAGCAAACAACGCTCTTGGCTTGAATATGGAAGAGCAAAGAAGGAATGCAATTCGATCAGCGTTTTATGTTGATCAGTTAATTTTATCACAGGGGCCACAGATGACAGCTACCGAAGTGATCCAGAGAACAGAAGAAAAGATGCGATTACTTGGTCCGGTCTTAGGAAGATTACAAGCGGAGATGCTGCAGCCTTTGATAGAAAGAGTATACAATGTATTGAGCAGAGAGAGAAAGTTTGCAGCTCCACCAGAGTTCTTGGCAGACAATGATGTTGAGATAGAATATATTTCACCACTAGCCAAAGCACAAAGGTTAGGAGATGTGCAATCTGCAATGCGATTGTTTGAGATGCTTGCTCCATTATCACAAGTCAATCCTGCGGTATTTGATTATGTGGATATGGATGGACTGGCTAAGTATGTTATAAGAATACTAGGAGTGCCTGCATCAACGATTAAGAGCGATCAGCAAGTCGCACAAGAGCGAGAAGCAAGGCAGCAGATGCAACAACAAATGGCAGAGCAACAAGAAGCTCTACAAACAGCAGAAGCTGCTGGTAAGGCTGCACCTGCATTGAAAGCGTTACAATAATGATAGTAAGATACGCAAATATTAAAGATTTAAAATATATCAATCATTTATCAAAAAAAGAAACAAAATCTTTAGGCTTTATACCAAATTCAGCTTATGAAGCGGCTATAACTGGTATCAAAAATGGTAAAAGATGGTCAAATGTTTGCAACGATAAAATATGGGTTGTAGAAGAAAATAAAGATCTAGTTGGTTATCTTTTAATGTCTTTTGGAAATTGGGCAAAAGTTAATCAAATAGCAATACAAGAAGATGCAAGGTTAATAGAAAGGGGGAAAAAATTATTAAAAACTGGTATTGAATATGCTAATTCTTATGGAAGGCAAGATTTTGTTTGTGGGTGTGCTGATGATTTACCTAGTAACTTTTTTTGGCAACAAATGGGATGGAAAAAAATAGGAAAAAGAAAAGGAATATCTCATACGAACACATGGAAAGAAACATCAAAAAGAGATGTAAATGTTTATCAATATCAAACTAATAGTTTATTTTATATATGATGATCAATGATGATTATAGATTAGTATTCACCTCCAAAGAAGGAGAGCGAGTATTACAAGATTTACGAGAGCGTTTCTATGATAGAGATACTTTTGTACGAGGAGAGACAGACACGACTGCATACAATCAGGGAGCAAGAAGTGTTCTGTTTTTTATATTTAGGCAACTAAATGATTTTCAACCACTAGATGAAAAAGCGAAAGGAGAGTAAGACATGGCTGAAGAACAACAGGTAGCGGAAGCTCCGGTAGAAAATGGGCAGGCTCCGTCTGAAGATTGGAAAGCAAGTTTACCAGAAGATATAAGAGATAATCAATTAATACACAATGCAAACAGCATTGAGTCCTTAGCAAAGACTGCAATCCATGCACAAAGCATGATAGGAGCTGATAAGATTGCTGTGCCGGGTCGATGGGCAAACGATGATGACTGGAACAATGTTTATACAAAACTGGGTAAGCCTGAAGATGCGCAAGGCTACAAGCTAGAATTGAAAGAAGGTACGCAAGTCGATAAAGATATGGAGAGTTGGTATCGAGGGTTAGCTCACAAGGCAGGTCTAAACGATAGACAAGCCAATACTATCTTTCAAGAATACATGGCTAAGGAAGCAGAACTCAAAGCAGCAAATGCTCCACCTTCTCCAGAAGATGTAGAAATCATCAAGGGAGAAGCAGAGATTGCTTTGAAGAAGGAATGGGGAAAAGCATTTGATACAAGAATGAATGAAGCTAAAGGAGTGCTTACAGAGTTTGCTCCCAAAGACTTTGATCAATTACTTACAAAGGATGGAGTGCCATTAGGCAACGATCCTGTATTTATAAAAACACTAGCCAACATAGGAAACTATATCAACTCCAAACTAGGAGAAGATAAGATGGTTGGCAGCAAGCAACAGCCACAGTATACACCGGCTGATGCAGAAAAAGAGATTGCAGCCTTGCGAGGAGATCCTCGTGATGGCGGCCCCTACTGGGATAAGAAGCATCCAGATCACATGAGAACTGTACAACAAGTACAGGAACTTATGGAGTATATGCACCCAGAAGAGGAATAGAATTTACAGAAGAACGTAAAGTAAGATAAGCGAAAGCCCTTACCGGTGGCACCGACAGCTAAAGGTGATTAACCTTAAATATAGAAGTGTCCTGCGTAAGCAGGGTAGCAATTTGTTTTCTTAATATTATTAACTTTTTTACAAGGAGAGCGTTATGAGTACGCAAATTACTACAGCTTTTGTAAACCAGTTTAGCAGTAATATAACCATGTTAAGTCAACAAATGGGTTCTCTACTAAGAGAAGCAGTTGATGTGGAAACTGTTACTGGTGAGAAAGCTTTTTTCGATCAGGTAGGTTCTGCTGTAGCACAGGTAAGAACTTCCCGTCATGGTGATACTCCATTGATGGAAACACCACACGCAAGAAGAATGGTTACAATGTCAACCTATGAGTACGCTGATTTAATTGATGATCCAGATAAAGTCAGATTACTTGTAGATCCAACATCTACTTATGCCAGAGCAGCAGCGATGGCTATGGGGAGGTCAATTGATGACGTTATAATCTCAGCAGCTCTCGGTACTGCTAGTACAGGCAAGACCGGAAGCACATCCACAGCATTACCATCTGGGCAAAAGATCGCTCATGCTAGTGGTGGATTAACTCAGGCTAAACTAGTGTCTGCTAAAAAGATACTAGATCAAAATAGCGTAGACCCTTCAATCCAGAGATACATCATTGTATCCCCTGAGCAGATTGAAGATTTATTAAACATCACCTCTGTTACTTCAGCAGACTTTAATACAGTCAGAGCTTTGGTACAAGGTGAAGTAGATACATTTGTTGGTTTCAAGTTTATCGTAAGTAACAGACTGAACACAGATAGTAATGGCGACAGACAAGTTATCGCTTTTGCTGGAGACGGCATCAAGCTTGCTATTGGTAAAGATGTTACTGGTCGTATAGACGAGAGAGCAGACAAGTCGTATTCAACACAAATCTATTACTGTATGGACATCGGGGCAACCCGCATGGAGGAAGAAAAAGTAGTAGAGATTGCCTGTCAGGAATAGGAGGATAATTATGGCAAATGTTAATCAAACACTAGTTTCTAACTTTGAAGCTAGTCCTATTGTTAAAAGCCCTTCCTCTCAACTAGGCGGGGTTATGAGAATTGCTCAAGGTACTATTGCTTTAGCAGCAGGGGATTTAAGTGCAACTGATACAGTTATGCTTGCACCTATTCCTACTAATGCTTCCGTTGTTAGTATCAAGCTTTTCAATGACGATCTTGATTCAGGATCAACTAATACTACCGATGTAGGATTGTATAATGCAGACTCAAGCACAGTTACGGCTGTCGATGATGATGCATATGCAAGCGCTATTACGGATCTAAGAGCTGCTGTTACTACAGGTACAGAGGTTGCTTTTGAAGCAAGAAATATTAACACTATGGGGCAAAAGGTTTGGCAAGATGCTGGCCAGTCATCAGATCCGGGCGGATATTATTATATCGGTCTAAAGTTTGATGCTGCTGGAGATACAGCAGGAGACCTATCTTTTGTTATCACATACGTTGTTGATTAATAGGTAACATGAAAGGGGAGTTGCGTTTGCACTTCCCTTTCCTTACAAGGAATTTATTATGGCATCAGAAGTAGATATAGCAAACTCAGCACTTAACATGATAGGTGCATCTAACATCAACTCACTAACAGAGGATAGTGTTGCAGCAAGAATAGTAAACCAGAGATACACCTTTGTAAGAGATGCGGTGTTTCGTTCTCATCCTTGGAATAGTTTGATAAGGAGAGCAACACTAGCAGAAAACTCTACAGCTCCAACATGGGGTTTTACCAAAGCTTACAATTTACCAACTGATCCTTTTTGTTTGCGTGTATTGCGTATAGAAAATTTAGATATAAACTTTCGAGTAGAAGGCAGAACGATTGTTACAGATGAAACTACTATGAAAATAAAATATGTAGCAAGAATAACCGATCCCAATGAATACGATAGTCTGTTGATGGAATCTATTTCTGCAAGATTGGCAGCAGATATTTGTTACTCTGTAACTAACAGTAATTCTTTAGTGGCTAGTATGTATAATCTCTATGAAGCGAAGATCAAAGAAGCAAGATTTGCAGATGCTACTGAAGGTATGCCCGGAGAAAGTCGAGCAGATGTTGGTGTATACCCAGCAGATACTTTTGTTAATTCGAGGTTCTAATGACTTATACAAGTCCTAGATATACAAACTGGACTGCTGGTGAACTGTCAGATAGATTAGATGGTAGAACAGATCTTACAAGATATTTTAACGGAGCAAAGTCTTTAGAAAATTTTATAGTCTATCCTGCTGGTGGTGCAGCAAGGAGACCGGGTACAAAGTTTTTACATGAAGTAAAAGTAAGTGCGAATGCAGCACGACTAATACCTTTTGAATTTAACACTACGTCTGCAAATACCTATGTATTAGAATTTGGTAATAATTATTTTAGAGTATATCAAGATGGTGGTATTGTAACTGAAACAGGTAAAACTATTTCCGGTGCAACCAAAGCTAACCCTGTTGTTATCACAGCAACCTCACATGGCTTTAGTAATGGTGATCATGTTATTATTGGCAGCGTTGCAGGTATGGTGGAACTCAACGGAGTTACAGGAATAGTTGCAAACAAAACGACCAACACTTTTGAATTAACAGATGTTGATGGTACAAACATAAACAGCACAGGATTTACTACTTACACTTCCGGAGGTACAGCAAATCGTATTGTAGAGATTACCACAACGTATACTACTGCTCAAATATCTGAAATCAAAGTAACACAATCTGCGGATGTAATGTTTGTAACACACAATGACCACCCCGTTAGAAAGATACAAAGAACAAGCAATACGGACTGGACTATCTCCGATGTCTCCTTTATAAACGGGCCGTACCTAGATGAGAATGCTACTACAACTACTCTTACTCCAAATGGTCGAAGTGGTAGCATTACTCTTACTGCATCAGGAGATACATTTGTTTCTACTGATGTAGGAAGATTAGTAAAAATATATAATGGTTATGCAAAGATAACAGCATTTACTTCTGCAACTGTAGTTACTGCTACTGTGCAAACAGATGAGTTAGGAGTAGCAGAGATACTACCAACTTATGCTAGTAACACAATTAGTTTTGTAGAAGGTGATCCTAGTGGTACAGGATCATCACATAATGATTTCATAAGAGATAGCAATAAACAATTTGTCATAGAAGGTTTTACTGAAGGTATGACGATTACTGCAAGCGGTGCATCGAATGGTGCAAACAATAGAGACTATGAAATTGTTAAAGTAACAAGTGATGAAATAACTTTAGTGCCTGTAGATGATGTAGTTGCAGAAAGTGCAAGTAATACGATTACACTTGTTGGAAAGCTAAATGCTACTGATGAGTTTTCACTTGGAGCGTTTTCAGAGACTACAGGTTTTCCAAGAGCTTGTGCTTTCTATGAACAGCGTTTAGTGTTTGCAGGTACAACTAGTCAACCACAAGCATTGTTCTTTAGTGTTGCAGGTGATTTTGAAAACATGACAGAAAGCGATAGTGATAGTTCTGCTATGAACTATACTATCGGTAGTAATCAGGTTAACAGAATATTGTATCTTGCATCATCTAGAAGTTTGATTGTAGGAACGACTGGTGGTGAGTTTGTAGTAAGAGCTTCTGGTAATGATGAACCAGTATCACCAACAAACATACAGATAAAGCAACAAGCAAGCTATGGTAGTGCTGATATACAACCAGTACAAGCAGGAACCTATACTTTGTTTGTGCAAAGAGCAAAAAGAAAAATAAGAGAATTAGGTTATGTATTTGACACAGATTCTTTTCAGGCAGTAGATCTAACTATTCTTGCAGATCATGTTACAGAAACAGGAGTGTTAGAGCTTGCGTATCAGCAAGAACCTTTCTCTATTGTCTGGGGTACAACAACCGATGGCAGATTGATTGGTCTTACCTATCGAAGAGAAGAACAGGTAGTGGCATGGCATCAACATAAATTAGGAGGTTCTTTTACGACAGGTGGCGTTACCACTAATCATGGTATTGTAGAAAATATAGCTGTAATACCGGGAGAACTTAATCAAGATAATTTATACATGGTAGTAAAAAGAACTATCAATGGTGCCACTAGAAGATATGTAGAAATATTATCCGATATAGATTTTGGAACAAATATACAAGATGCTATCTTTGTTGATAGCAGTCTAACCTATTCAGGATCTAGTACATCAAGTCTATCAGGTCTTGACCATTTAGAAGGGCAAACTGTTTCTATTTTAGAAGAAGGAGCAGCTCATCCAGACAAGACAGTATCAAGCGGAAGTATTGCCACTGATAGAGCAACAACAAAAGCTCAAGTAGGATTAGGTTATACATCTACTTTGAGAACTGTAAGGTTAGAATCAGGGAGTGCAAGTGGTACAGCTCAGGGCAAAATTAAAAAAATTCATAGTGTTATTGTTCGTTTTTTTCGTACTGTGGGTGCTTCTGTGGGAACTAGTACAGATAATGTCGACACCATCCCCTTCAGAGACAGTTCCGATCCAACAGACACAGCAGTACCATTATTTACAGGAGACAAAACCATAGAAGCTCAACCCTCTTGGGACACAGAAGGTGCAATCGTAGTGCAGCAGACACAAGCATTACCTATGACGATTGTTGGTATCTATCCAAGAGTAGTAGTACAAGATTTTGATTGATGAGAATAATAAAGTTTATACCAGAACACGCAAAAGAATTAGTAGTAGAAAATAAATTATCTTTTGGTACACAATCACCAGATCATGACTGGGAACACCACATGGAGCGAGCAGCATTGCATGATGCTTGGACAGGTATAGAGAACGGACACATTATCGCAGCAGCAGGTTTCATTCCTATGTGGGATGGTGTTGCAGAATGTTGGTTTATAGGAAGCGATAGAATACAAACAAGAATTAAGTCTGTCGTAAAAACAACAAAAGATATTATGAGCAAGGCACCTTACGCAAGGATGCACGCAAATGTAAAAGCTGATTGGATGCAAGCAATACGTTTTGCAGAATTTTTAGGTTTTAAAAAAGAAGGTTTGATGAAAAAGT